AGAAAGAGCTGGAACTATGGAGCAAGGTGAATCTCAAAGATTAATGGATTTACGTTATCAAGATTTTTTAAGACAACAACAGTATCCATATCAACAATTAGGTTTTTATTCTTCAGCTATACGTGGGTTAGGCAATGTTTCTCCATACTCAACACAAACATATCAACCACCACCTAGCCCATTTCAACAAGCATTAGGTTTAGGTTTAGCGGGTCTTGGTGCGTATCAAATGTTCGGTAATAGAGGGTAAATTATGGCAAACGGAATAATGAATATTAACCCACAACAAATGGCTCAACAACGGTTAGCTCAAAGGCAAACTCAACCTACCTTTAATCAACCAGGCCCGAATGTAACTCCTAATGCAACTATGGCTACTTCTGGAGTTACTCCTAGTATTGGGCCTATGAATGCTCAAACAAAACCTGCGACACCGTTTTCTATAGGCGCTGATCCGTTTGAAAGAATGCAAGATTTGAAAGACATGTCTGATAATCAAATATATGTTGGCATGCAACAAGGTGTGATAACTCCTGTGGAAGGTTTAATCACAATGCAAACAAGAAATGAAGCCCGTAGAAGATATAGAGAGCAAGAACTAGCTAAACAAGCTGGTAAAAAATCTGTAATAGAACAAGTAACTGATGAGTTTGTTGCTGGTAGTGGTATAGCAAGTAACCCTCAAATATCAGAAGCTCAACCAGTCATTGCTAAAAAAGAAGGTGGGGTTATAGGATATTACCCTGGTGGATTAGTAGAAACACAAATGGAACTAGCTAGGTTAAAAGACCAATTAGAAAAGCAACGTCCCCAATTCCCACTAGGGTCAACATTTTATCGTGATAATACAGCTCCAATAAAGAAAAAAATAGAAGAATTAGAAACAAGAATAGCAGGTTTCGGAGGGATGCCTGGTATGGGTGATGGTGTTGCGACATACCCTAAAAGAAATTTTTACCAGCCTGACGACTCCAATGTTATGGGTATGACTGACCAAGGAGAGGTTGTTACATTTGATGAAAAAACTGGTAAAACAATGTATACACCATTTATGGCTTCAGGAGTTGAAGGAGTTAAATCTGAAGCGCCACTTATGGCTGGGGAAGAAGATATAGGAACTCCTGAAAACCCGTTCGATAGTAATCAAGAACTAATAAATAAATATACTAATGATGCTAGAACTATATTCCAGCAAAAAGGCGCAGATGATAGAACAACAGATACTATGTTGGGTATATTAAAAAGAGAGTCTGGTTTTGATTATGATGTTCTTGTAGGTAGAAAGCCAGGTACTAGTGGAGAACTTGGTGGTTTTCAATTAAAACCCTCATCTTTTGGTGAAGGTAAAAATCCTGGATTTGGAGCAAGAGGTGATCTAAGTGTGGCTGAACTTTCTGACTTTGGTGTTGGCGCAAATACAGCTATGGATTACTTCACAGGTATGAGAGATTATTTTGGTGAAAGGTATGGTGATTTAGGTGTAGACCCACACGAGGTTGCTATTGCAGCATATAACGCTGGGCCTGGTAATATAGAGAAAATACTCAAAAATAAAGATAATGTCAAAGCTCTTCAAGAGGGAACTAGCTTTATAAATTTATTACCTGAAGATGTTCAAGGATATGTGAAAGATGTTCTCCAAACAGAAACTCAAGAAAAACTTGAATCTGATGTAGAAAAAATGAGAGAAGAACGAAAAGGAACAGGTACTACATTCCCTGAAGCTAGAGTAAGCACAGATGTTGCTGAACGTAGTGGTGAGCCTTCTAGTGAAATGTTAAGTCAATTCACTGGTCAAAGACCTACAGAAGAAAATGTAGAATTAGAAGATGAACAGCAGGTTGTTACTGCAACTTCACCAGATGATATAGCAGATATTAATAATCCTGACGATCAAGATAAAGTAATACAAAATATTAGAAGGGGTATATTTGGTAATAATCCGAATGATTCTGAAACCCTACAAAACCTACTTACCAAATCTACTAGTGTAGAAGATGTTAAAAAACTCGTATCTGAACTATACCCAGGAAGTGCGGTTAAAGAAGTTACTAAAATAGTTGATGAGGCTATGGGTGATTTGTTTGAAAATAAAAAAGATATGGAAAATTTCTATAAAGGGAAACAATTTATTAGTATGGCGCAAGCGGTAATGGCACCAGGACAAAATATTGTACAGGCTATAACTAATATGGTAGGCGTAGGTGCTGCGGAAAAAGAAAAACTAATAAAACTTAGACAATCTTACAGCGATAAGATGGTTAAACTTAGAACTGCTAAAGCACAAATTATGTCTGCTGATGAAACTACTAGAGGTAAACTGGCTGGAGATTTATATTCTAACCTTACTAAAGCAAATAGTGAAGCTACTAAATCTCTCGTTAATTATATAACTGAACAGGCTAAATTATCACAAGAATATATAAAAAGTAAAGCTACACTACTAGCGGATGCAGACATTATAAAGATGGTTCAAGACGATATGAAAATTTTTAGGGAAGCGTATAAAGAGGCAAACCCATCAAAAGATACTGACAGTCCTGAGTTTGCACGAAATATGGTTATGATGGAAAAGTTACTAATGAATGCTACTGCTGACTCCTTTTTACAAGGCGCAGAATTTGACCCCGCACCTTATTTCCAACAGATATTTAAAGATACTGCGGTGGCAGACCAAGTAGCCTTACAAAATAAAAAAGCTAGAGAAGAAGCGTTTGAAAAGGCAATGGAATTTTTAGGTCAAGGTACAAAACCTCTTGCCGCAACTATTGGATGGCTATTTAAACAACCATCACCAGACGATAAAGAAGCAAGAGCAGAATATATTGAAAAATTTAAAGAGTTATTTGGTGGTGGCTCTTATATTGACCTTTCAGATTTTTCTTTAAAACCTAAAAAATAAAAAATGTCTCAGAAGATAAGAGAATTTTTAGATTTCAATATAGATAATCTTTTTAAAGATGTGCCTAATAAACCCCTATCTTTTTGGGGTAGTGTCAAAGAAGGTATGAAAGTACCTTTTATAGAACCTTCTCTATTTAATGCAATAGCTTTTGAGCAAGACCCCTCAGTAAACACAGCAGAATTACTTTTAAACACTGCCGATATTATATCCGCTGGTGACCCTAATTATGTCAGATATTCTTGGAAAGACGTACAACAAAAACCCACTAGATTTTGGGATTGGTTTAAGCAAACTTTAGGAACCTCGCTAGGTTATCAATTCTCTCCTATAGTGGGCGCAACCGTATTAGGCCCAGCAGGCTATGCAACACTAGCTACATCTCAATACTTCATAGATAATATGAAAACTAGAGCCGCTGAATATATGCGTAAAGTAGATGAAGAAGGTATGCCACCTCCAGAAACTCCTGAAGAGTTTACAAATACTTTAAAAGCCTCCGTAGGACAAATGGGTTTAGATATGCTGGGGTTTTCATTGTTTGGTTTACAAAGACTTGTAGGGTTTGGAGGGAGGAATCAAGCTAAACAAATAGCAGATAAAATAGTAGAAGAAAAAAGTTTAGTCCAACAGAGTGTAGATATAGGTGCTAAAGGTGTAGCAATCGGTGCTGGTATTGAAGTACCCACAGAAGTTGCTCAAACTGTATTAGAAAGGTGGCAAGCTCGATTACCTCTAACTGGCGATGATGCTTATGAACAATATTTAGAAGCAGCAATGGGAGGGTTTTTCTTAGGTACTTCTCTAGGAACTAGCATGCAGGTTTTAAATAAATTTAATAACAATGTCATATCTGAACAGTCCAGTCCTGTAATTGATGACGACATAACCAGTAAGTTTGAAGCGGATAAAGTACAAGCACAACCTCCTACAGACCCAACTACAGACCCAACTACAGAACAAGTAACACCACAACCCGAAACTGATTTGGAGAAAAGACTAAAACGTTTTGAAGATGAAGCATTTAGAGAAGCAAAACAAAAAGCTGGTGATTTAGTAGGAATCTTAAATGAAGCTGGTGAAAAATTAAGAGAGGCTAAAGTTAAAGCTAATGCCGCATCCACAAAAGAAGAAAAAAATAGATTAGATGCTGTCGTTAAAGATTTACAAAAAGAATTTGATGAGGCATATAAAAACTTTTTAGGTGAACCTGTAAAAAGTATAGTAAAAACTTCCGATAAAAATCTAAAAGATAAAATAGCAGACTTTGAAAAAGAATTAGCTAAATTTCAAAATGATATTACTAAAAGTGATAAACAATTTAAAGACCAATATATTAAATTTAAAACTGATGTTGATAAGATAGGGAAAGAATTTAAAGGCTCTCTTCCTAGTGTAGCGACTGGTGAAGTGTTAGGGGTTACTAAAGATTCATTTGAAGGTAATTTAGGTAAAATCGTTTCTCAAAGTGGTGGTACTAAATCAAGTGCTGTAGGTACTAGAAGAACTGCGGATGGTGATTTAGAAGTCGTAACAGAAACAGATACATTAAAAGGCGTGCAAGAGGATTATAATACTTCATTAAGGCAAATAAAAAAAGACCTAGGAACCTATACTGAGTTTGATAGACTTACTGATGCTGTAGAACAAGAAGAAACTAAAAGATTAAAAGCTATCGCAGAGCAAATGGAGCGAGAAGCTAATAAAGCTAAAATTGTTACTAAGGGTGAGATTATAGAAGATGAAGCTAGGCAAAGAAGAGAGTTAGAAAATCTAGAACAAGTTAAAAAGAATACTAAAGATAGAGAAGTAGAAGCTGCATTAAAGCGACTAAGAATATTAGAAGAAGAAGAAAAACCAGATAGAATTGAAGAATTACTAAAGCGTATTAAAGACCCTAAACAGAGAGCGGCACTTGAAAGAGGTCTTAAAGAAGATGGTAAAAGTGATAAAGATATAGGTTTAGAAAGAGAAAAGAAAAGATTAGACTATATTCGTAGTAGTAGTTTTGGTGAGACCGAGTTAGGTATGATGGCAAATGATCTAACTTCTAGATTGAAAAAATCAGCTACTACAATAGATGCCATAGAAAAGCAAATTAATGAATTGTATGGTAGAGGGGGTAGCCCAGTTAGTATCGGATTAATGAAACAAGTAAATGGTTTGTTAAACAGTGGTAAACTTAACGCATCTAATTTCCTTGCTAGTACAAGACCAGCATATAATACAGACCAATCTCTCCCGATAATACAGATGTTTTCTGCGGAGAACCGTAGAAAAGCATTAGCTGAAAGTAAAGCAGGTAGACCGCAACTCTTAAGTCTACAGAATGAATTAAATGATTACATACAAAATTGGCAACTCCATAAAGATATTCTAAATCTTACAACTAAAGATAAAAAACTTATAGGTACTGGCCCAGAAATATTAGATAGGAATGATAGTGGGTATGCTCTAACCGATTATTTTGGAAGCACTAGTAAAAGGTCTAAGGAAACAGACCAAGGATTATTCAGACCAATTACAAATGATGCAGTTGCTGCAATTAGGACTAATAATATTGAAGAGGCTTTTGATGCCATAGGTAGACAAAACCCAGAGTTGAAAAAGATAGCTGATAAATTAAAAAAATTCAATACCAACACGGGTATTAGATATGCAGAAGTGCGTGATACTTTTAACCAGAGAAAAGCTGGGTACTATGATACAGGAACAAATGTTATAACTATAGACCCAGATTATGGTGGAAGCCCACATACTTTATTACACGAAGCAACTCATGCGGCTACACATGCATTACTAAAAAAAGATGCGAACCCTAAAAACCCAAAACATTTTTTAGTAAAACAGATACGAGAAATTTTTGAAGAATCTAAAGAATTTATAGACCCAGATTTATACCAAGGTGCTTTTAGATTTAACGAAAAAGAAAATGCTGTTTTTGATCTTGAAGAATTTGTTGCAGAGTTTTTTAGTAATCCAGAGTTTCAACAAGCCTTAAGTGAAATTAGATATAAAAATTCTAAACAAACCCTTATTGATAGGATGGTAAATTTCATCCGTAGATTATTTAATTTACCACGATTACCTGAAAGAGGTGTTGATAAGTTAAATGATTTAATAGGAAAGATACTTCAAACATCAGAAACTCACCCAGTTCAAAAAAGCCTATTCTCTGCTGCAATACAGGATGGTAAACAGGGTGTTATGGATATGACTTTTGGTAGGTTAGGAGAGTCTATAAAAAACCAACCTAAACTTACAGAAGAAAATATAAGTTTAGTAGATAGAATATTAAATGTTTTACCTGGGGGTTCTTTACTTAGACAACTCCAACCAATTACTTTTTTAGTAGATAGTGTCAAACGGGTTGCGCCAGACTATGTCCATAAACAGTTCAAAGATGTATATGACACTATAAGAAGAAAAGGCGGGTATTTTCAAGAAGCACAACAGAAACATGATTTTGTAGTTAAAAAAATGTTGGAGCTAAGAGATAAAGACCCTGAGACATTTAAAGAATTCGGTAAACTCGCAACAAAGACTACAGAATATCAAGTTATCGTTGCTGATAAAAAAGGTAACCCTCTAGACCCTAACAATCCAACACATGCAGATTTGATGGAGAAAGACAAAGCTGTTAAAAAAGCTGATAAATTATATGATGAAAACATAACTAATAAACTAAGAAAAGAATATAAAAAATACGGTGAGCCATATCATAGATTATATGCCGCTATGTTGAAAATGTATGAAACAGAATATGATTCATTTATAAAAACGGTGGGTGAACAATTAGATAATTTTACTAACATAGACCCAAAAACTTTAGGGTTCATTAGGGGTGTATTAAACAAAGGTATGGAGAATACTAAAAGAATAACTCCATATTTATCACTAAGTCGTTTTGGAGACTATAAAGTTTCGTTATTGCAGATAGATAAATCACCCAATCCTGTAGATGGAAAAGGGTATATGCGTAGAGTAGAACATTTTGAAAGCGCAAGAGAAAGGGATATATTTATAGCTGAGTTTAGAGAAGATATTTTGAATAAAATTCCTGTAGAAAAAAGACAAGCAATAATAGACCTTACAAATAAATATAAAGAATATGGTAAACGAGGTATAGCGGTCAACCCAGCTAGAGATTTAAAAGAAGATACCCTAGCTACTTTTACAGAGGATAAGAAAAGGGCGTATTTTGATTTGAAGAGAGATTTTGAAAACCTAGATAGAAACTCTCAATTTTTATATACAGTATATAACAGTCCTACTAGCTTTAATAGTTTCTATGATCTAGCAAAAGACCAAGATTTACTAGGTAGTCTCCCTTCTAAAAACGTTTTGAAAGAATTAGAAAGAATACTAAATGAGGCTAAAGTTTCTGACGAAACAAAAAAAGAATTTTATAATTTTGCATTTGCAAGTTTGCCTGATGTACTTTTGGGAGACATAGTTAGGAAGAGGAGCAACCCTGTAATTCTAGGTGCTTCACCAGACATAATTAAAAGCTATACTTCAAGTATGGTAAATATGATAGCTAAAGGAGCAAATATAAAGTTCAATAGAGAACTAGATTCTCAAATGAATACGCTAAGAGAAACTATCCGTAGAGATGCTATGAGTGGAGAAGCTGTTAATTATAAAGGTGGAACAGTAGAAAGCGTGCAAGGAATAATGAGAGTGTTTTCAGAAAAAGTAGATTTTGTAAAAAACCCAACTGATAACGCATTCATTAGTGCCATGACTGCTGGTACATATCATTGGTTCTTAGGCGCTAATATATCTTCTGCTTTGATACAGTCTACTAATATACCTCTAGTAATATACCCATTGTTAGGTGGTAATTATGGCTATGGAAAAGCTAGCAATGCAATTATGAGAGCAGCTAAAATTCTAACTAACGCTGGATTTACTAGAACTGTTGATGATCCTACAGGTCTATTAGGAGACGAAACAACTATAGATAGTGTAAGTATACTTAACTATAGTGAAGAACAACTAGAAGAAATAAGTAAATCACAAGGTTACGGAAAAGATGATTTACTTAAATTTAGAAATGCACTAAAAGAATTTGGTCAAATAGGTAAGTCTAATGAAAGAGAATATTTAAGTATAGGAAAAGTAGGCGGAGAAGTTAACAATGGCCGTAGATTTCTTAATAAGTTATTAAAAGGTAGTTCTTTCCTTTTCAATACAACAGAGCAATTTAACAGAGAAGTAAGTGCATTAGCGACTTTTGACCTAGAATATAAAAAAGGTTTGAAGAATGGTCTTAGTAGGGAAGAGGCTTATAAAAATGCTGAGAGTAAAGGTGTAGATGCGGTTGAAGAACTTAATGGTGGTATATCTAGAGAAACTACTGCAAATATAAATAATAAAAATGTAGCAATGAGACTTCTTCTCTTATTTAAAAATTATGGATTCGCATTATATTCTGTTGTATTCAAACTACTAGGTATAATAAAATCTGATAGGGTAGAAAAAGAAGAGGCACAAGCGGCAGCTAAAGCTCTAGCGGGTATGGTAGGTGCGTCCGCCATATTAGGTGGTGTGAAAGGATTACCATTCTTCTTTGTACCAGAAGTAGTTTACAATAGTTTCTTCAGAGATGAAGGCGAAGAAGATTTAGCGGCTCTTACAGAAAGATTATTTGGAGTAGCTCCTATAGATAGAATTACTAGAACAAGAATATCAGGAAGAACTTCATTTAACGAAGTTATATTCCAAACCCCAAGAATAGAAGATGAAACGCTTAGAGGTACTTTAGATGCATGGACTCTATCTTTCTTCGGGCCCGCATACAGTTTAGGTCGTAATATTTTTGCGGGTGGTGATGATATAATCAAAGGTAACTATCAGGCGGGAGTAGAGAAGATGCTACCTACTTCTCTTAGTAATGCACTAAAAGGATTTAGATATTATACTGAAGGTAGTATTAATAAACGGGGGGATATGATAATGGAACCAATGGGGTTAGTATCAGCGTTCTCTGCTGGTGTGGGCCTCAAACCTCTATCAGTATATGTAAGTACAGATGTACCGTATAATGTAAATAAAAGAATTAGAGAGATAGATAATAAAAAACAAGGTTATTTAGAAAAACTAGAAAAAGCTAGTAAGCTAGGAGATGTTGATACTTTTATAAAAGTACGAGAAGAATTATTAGAATATGCAGATAAAGAAATAACTACTCCAGTTGGTCGAATAAAGATAGGTGAATACTTTAATATAACCCCATCATCTATTTCTAAGTCTTTAAAGATAAGGTTAAGCAGAGACAAACCTTATGGTATGTATGTAAACCCAAGATATAAAGATTTATATACCAATATTGTAGAGAAACAATTTAATGATAGAGGTATAGAATTTGCTGAGGGGATGGTAGAAGATTAACTTATTCTCCATACTCGTAGCCCACGGATATTTTTCTCTATCACAATTTTGTAGGCTATATTAATATCAAGCTCTTCTGCTTTACGTTTTATTTCTCTTTGTAGTTTTATACAAGAAAGACAAGGTAGGAAAAAACTTGTACCCACCTTGAAATCACTCCAACGTATTTTTATTACAGCATCACCTATGTGTATCTCAGATAAGTTACCACTCATTTAGGTGCGTCCTTTCCTAAAACTTTATCCATATTTAATTGTATAGAACTAACTGGAGTGGTGCTGATATACCCTTTACCTAATCTCTTAGATACTTTATCAGCTATTACATAACCCATTTCTTTTAATCTTGCAACCATAGCATTTGCGGACACTCTACCTTTTAAAAACTCTACGAAATCTCTTCTGTTTATAAATATAAATCTCGTATCTGGTTCCTGTCTTACATAAATAATAGATGACTTAGGTATCATATCAGGTTCACCCACTGCCTCACGTTTATCATCATCATTAAATGTATTCTCTACACGCTTGTCTATCTTGCTGTTTATCGTGATAGTATTAGGGCCCCTAGATATCAGGTACTCACCCAGTATCTGTGTATCGTTTTCATTAAGTGGTATAGTTTCAGCTTTAGCTCCAGCTAGTATATCCATAACTCGCTGATAAGTTTTATCATAGTCGAAATCCCACAACTTTAATTTATTAGCATAACGTATACCTAAGAAACCCATAGCACAGATAGATGCCCAATATCGCCCTTGTTTATTAAGATTACCTTCTTCTCTAACCTCTCTAGTCAATGCATTAAGATCATTCTGTGTCGAAGATTTATTAGTCATAACATGCTGAATAAAAGGAACACAAGCTAGTCCGTTGTTACGAAATAATATATTAACTAAATCTTGAGTCTGCCCATCATCAAGTGTAGTAGGGAAGTTCTCTAAATCAAACTGTAATAGTCGTGCTAGTTCTGGTGCAGAGTTTTTACTATGAGTTTTTATTAGCTGTGTAAAGTCAGTGTTTGATGCAGCTATTGTCATACCTTTCCAACGAATGTAATTATCTCTCTCCCTGTTCTCACTACCCGCTAATCTGTTAGGTGCTTCACCCTCAGACATACCATAAGCTATTCGGGATGCCTCGGCAGGTTCTACATCTGTAAACTCATCTATAGTCAGAGGTACAGAGTTGTATTCTGCCCTTCTCTGCCACATAGAATTTATCGTATCCTTACCCTTCATCATCAATCGTGCTGGATGACCATAGATTGAATTGATAGCTATCAAAGTGGATGTCTTATTGTAACCACTACTATCTGATCTAAGATTGATTAAAGCACCCTCAATATTACTAAAAGCAACTAAGGGGGATGCCAACCCAAGGGCTAAAACAAATCGTCTTAACTCCTCTCCCTCAGGTTGATATAATTTATTTATAGCATATGTCCAATCTTCTAGCTTACCCATTTGGGTAAACCTATCTTTGTTTATAATAGTTATAGGGGATTTAGGTGTTTCTAGCACATCTGTTGCTGTTATTAGTCTCTCTCCCAATACGAACTTCAAAGGTTTCTCTGAATATATTTCTTCTGTCCACCCAAAGTTAGGGTAAGTTTCCTCTGCTGGTAATATCCTTTTAAGATGACCCATGTATTTCTGTAAAAATATCATAACTTCTTTCATTTGATGATTTGCAAATCCGACTTCAAAACCTAAAACTTTTTGTAGTTCTACTGGGGAACTCATTTTCCATACTGGCATAAGAAAAGACTTCGTACCTTCATGTGGTAAGGTATATTTTATCTCCACCATGTGACCTTCTTTCCTGTCAACTAATCTTCTAGAAATCCATAGTGGGTCTTCAGATATAGGAGTATCAGCATTACCCCCAGTTCCTTTTCTCCATATAATATTATCTTCAATGTAGTATGCGCTGAAGTATGGACTGTCTGGTAGTTCAGGTTGTTCTTCTACATGTAGCTCTGTACTAGACAATGTCTGTGAAACATGTTCCGTGAAACTTTCTCGCACTTGCTCGACCGCAAGTTGTTTTAGAGGATGTAGTTTACCTAGAGATATAGGACTATTTACCACTCCTTTATTAGTACAGCTTTTACATAAATCTTCTCTACCACAATGAGATGCCATTGTCTTACATAGATAAGGTTTTAATGTCTTACCTAGTTTCTTTTCTGTTTCTAATTTATTATATCCATCATAATTCTCTGAGAGTTTATGCATCCAAGCATCTTTATCCTCACAAAACTTAATAATAGATAATGCTGCTCTCCAAGCTGGTTCAGTTTGTTCTTTTTGGTTATTATATAATTCTAATATTTGGTTACACCCATTACCATCTAGCGACCTATCTATTATCTGTTGAAAACTAAACTTACTATTAGATAATATATTTTCAAACTCATCATCTTCTTCTACTTCTTTTTTAGTAGGTTCTTTCTTAGTTGGTATTATCTTTCTATAATATTTAAATGGCGCTGGTGTAGGTAATTGCTCTGATATAACTCTTGCTTTTTTATTAGCTTTTAAATTTTTTGTATCTGGCATTCTGAGATACGCAACACTATTAGTCATAGAACCAGAATCTACTTTTAATTCTGAAGCCTCTACAAACTCTTTAAAGTCTGTTGCTAGCTCATCCCATTCTTTGGTATCTACTTCCTCTTTCAATGGCCAATATAAATGATACCCATTACCAGAGGATACCCATATTGGATTCTTTAATTTATCTGACTCAAACTCACTTAGAAAATCGCTAATTGATTGTCTCGCATCTGCGCTACTTTCATAACTTATCGTAGTATTCTTTTTACCTACGTCAATATCCATAAACAGACATCTAACTGCTGTGCAATTATCTTGTTTTCTTTTATCTTTAGATAATCTACCTACACTAAAATAAACATTTAAATCTTGTTCAGAATAACTACTAGCTTTATCTACTAATTCATCTATGGTATGTAAATACTCTTCTTCCATTTTGGAACTACCCAGTTCCATTTTACCAAGACAATAAAAACTGTTTTCTACATGAGTGGGTAAGACATTAGATAGAAATTCTTTAACAGAAATATTCTTCACTCTCTCTCCCTACTTACTAGCTATCTTTAATACCGTTTTTACTTTTTCTAAAGTTTCATCATCACTAGGTATACCCCCACCTAGCCACCTATCAAATGTAGGTCTAGTTATACCAAATAATCTACTCCACTCCGTCTTAGAGACTTCGTTCTCTTTATTGATAAACAGTATCTCCAGATTACGCATATAGTATTTTTTAACATCTAAATCCATAACAACTCCAAAAAAGAGGCGAGCCACATTCCCATCAAATGTAGCCCACCTTAAGGTAGATTATTCTTTAGCCCAATCTTCCATAATAGCATCAGTGGACTGTGGTGGTGTACTACTTTTCTTATCTGAGTAAACTGTTGGTTCATCAGACTTAGGAGTTTCTAGTTTTTCCCCTACAAAACCACCATCTTCAGCAGAGAACCCATACTTGTCTCCACCGCCACCGCCTTCTACATACTTGATAACTTGCACAGCTCGTATGCGAATAGTAATACCAGCTCCAATCGCAGCAGTGTGGAATGGTACAGCAGTACCCCCAACTCTTAACTCAGAACCACCCCATATATCTGACTCTTTAATAAGTTTAGGTGGTTTACCAGCATCATAGATAGCTGGTTTGTAAGCGGCTTTAGATTTAAATTTAATGATAACTTTCCCAGTAGGATTACCATCATCATCTTCTTCATCAAAATATGGCATTGGCGCAATCTTGACATTCTTCTTAGTCTTTGAAAGCTCCTCTACGTTTCTATTATGTAAGTCATTAATTAAATCAATGACAGGTTGGGCATCCTCTTTGGACATCTTAAGATTAACTTTATAGTGTCCATCCTTGTCAAACTTTGTGTCAGGTCTGCTTAGATGTGGGTAGACTGCCTCACCCTTTTTAGTGGTAAAAAATTCATTTTTGATTGCCATGATACTCTCTCCTTTAATTAGAAATAAAATTGTGTTGGAATATCGAGTAACTTCTTTGTATTGTCACTATCGTGTAAAGATGATACATACTCATATTCTTGCTCTGTTAAGGTTCTTGAAGGTCTGAAAAGTAACTTTGGTATCTCATCATCTGAAAAAAATACTTTAGTAACGATAGAATGCATCTTTACTTTTCTCGCCTCTAACCATTTTATGTAGCTTTTAAACCCCCAGTTATACACACTACCTTTATTAAATACTGTCATAGATGGTAGTGATACACTGTAAGAGTTACGTTCGTAATCGTCAGGTAAAATAACTACTACTCTCCTAACAATCCTGCATGCTTGGGAGTTAATCCCACCTGACCCTTTTATAGAATGTTCACAATCTGCACATGCAAAAGATTGTGGGTTATCTACATTATCATCTGGAGATTGTCCATTACTAGACCAACATGTTGGTGAAATTATGTTGCCCTCTTCGTATCTATCTTTATAATAAATGCGTTGAGAATCTTCAGAATAAGTTACGATAATCCATTCTTGTGATTCTTTATCTGTCTGTATTTCCATACCATCCAGAATAACTTTGAACTTTTTATCTTTAAGGGTGATTCTATTAGACATTATTCAGACTCAGCATGAGACGGTCTTTTTCCAGCTTTACTGTTAACCCAGTCATCAATGTCAGCCCTTTTAAATCTATAGATACCACCCAATAGAAAAAAAGGTATTTCTTTTTTTCTGATAAAGTTCCTTATCGTATTCTCACTCACACTTAAATACAAAGCGACTTGTGACATAGTAAGTAAACTTTCATCAAAATCAGAAGCCTTTGACATATTAGTTTCCTTTCCTTTTTGCTGTTACTCTTACGGTGTACTCTCTGAATACATCCATCCCTTTAGGCAACTTTTTAGTATCTGCGTAGAACTCTTTCATATTACTTTGATGTAACCTCTTCTCAAGCAAATGAAATGCTTGATTCTCCTCAACAAAGTTATACATACTGTTCCAGTCATTCGCTCTAAAAGTTTCCTTGACACCCCTAGAAATAGTGCCAATCTGCGTTTTGATACTATCTGCACCAATAGAACGACACACTTCTAGTAATTTTGCTTTTAGTTCGTCTTTACGAGTTTTAAGACCCTCTATCTTAGTTTCATACTCTCTAGTAATATCTTTTACCTTATCTCGTACCTCAATATATTCTGTAACGATATCTTCTAGAGCAGTAGATTCCTTACTGTCTTCTGACATTCTCTCTCCAGTGTTAGTTTGTTAAACAAATAATATTATATATAAATCTTTTTGTCAACAGATATTTTTTAGACCGTGGTGGACTCCCTCGATACTATATCATATAATTTGACAATATTTGAATGTACGTCTATTTTACTTTTTAGCATCTTATAGATTCTTTTTTCTACTTCACTTCCTCGTATATGAAATACTGTAACGGGATTCTTTTGCCCAGCTCGATGCGCTCTAGCATTACATTGTAGATATGTCTCTACACTCATCACTGGACTCCAGTAAATGATGGTGTCTGCTCTATGTAATGTCACTCCATGTGAGGCAGCTTGTGGTTGGATAAGTAGTATCCGTGGATTCTCTTTATTTTGGAAGTCACTAAATATACTTGTTCTCTTACCAACTTTTACTTCACCATTTATAACTTCACAGGAGTAACCATCTTTTGTTAACTCCTCTTGTAAAATTTTTATAGCATGACGATATGGCACGAACACAATAACTTTCTGAGATGATTCATCAATTATTTCTTTTAATACTTTGAATCTAGATTTGACATCAAAAGATACTATCTCTCCAGTATCTGAATACACAGCGCCACCTGAAAGCTGAAGGAGTTTATTCATAGCCGCAGCCGCATTTACTACAGTTATCTCCTCACCTGCCGCACTGGCAAATAGCATCTCTTTTATCTGACGATAATATTTCTTTTGTTGTGCTGTAAGTTCTACATCTCTCGTTACATAGGTAAGAGATGGTAAATCTAGACATTGTTCTTTTGTAAATCTTATTGCTGGTTGGAGTGCGTTATGCACCAAGAGTTTTGCCTCTGGTCGTGGTTCCCATTTAAATCTACTCACCTTTAACATGACTGTGTCTCGCCACCTACCAGCATATCTAGGTACACCATCAGGATTAATTAGTTTAGCTAAACCATACGCATCATACGGACTTTGAGATGCTGGTGTTCCAGTCAGTAACCAAACCCAAGTATCATTAGTAATTAATTTTTGTAGTGCTTTAAATCTGTTTGTAGCCACATTTTTATATGCGTTTGCCTCATCAACAATTATTAAATCAAAATTGGCTTGGGCAAGTTCTTGGTTTACAATTTCAATACCATCATAGTTTATGATAAGAAACTCCGTATCTTCTTTTATTATCTTTATTCGTTTCTCTCTAGTTCCATAGCAAATATTAGCTGATCTGTGCATAGCTACAGAGAACAAATCATCAAGCCATGCACTCTGCATAATACTGAGTGGGCATATGACCAGCACTTTTTTTATGATGCCTCTTTTCATCAACGAATCTGCCGCCCATATACAAGATGATGTTTTACCAGTACCTTGCTCATTCCAGCACCCAGCCCGTTTGTGGAGTGTTAAAAATTCTGTAGTTGTTCGTTGATGCTCAAATGGTGTAAATGAGCCTGACCATTCATATGATTGTAGTACGGGAGATGGTACGTTTTTTATCCCCAACCTATTTAGTATTTGTGATTCTTTAATTCCCCAATGTACTAATACCTCACCGTTATCTAATAATTTAGATTTCTTTATGGTGTTTAATATTATATTGGGATTTGCCACACGCACACGAAGTGCTTTCTGTTTTATATTCTCCACAACGTTTCCTCCTATTGTCAAAATCTCTCCTTATGCCATAGAACTATCTGATTTTCTCTTGAATGATCTATTTTTACTTGGTTTCTGTAGTGTATATCCGTCTTTGTTAGAACCACCTTTACTCAATGCTTTCTTATGTGCGACATCTTTTCCTTTTCTATTGACACCTTTTTTGTCTAGCTTTCTTCTCGCACGTTGACGTTCGTTTCTACGTTTACGTTCGTTACGTTTCTTTTGTTGTTCGTACTCTTTTTTGTATGGTCTCTTTTTATTTACATATGGCATCAGTTTCTCCCATTATGGTGGCAACTCAATACTGGACAAAATCTATAACAAGTAAAGTTAGGCTTGGGATTCCAGACTTCAGATTCAAAACACTTCTTAATTTTATTAACTTC